TTTCTTATATTAATACCTGTAGAGAATGTTCCATTTGATGCTACGATAATAACATCATCAGACTTCTCTGCAAACTCTCTTATATCTTCTCTTTCATCTGACTTAGTTATACCAGAAACATACATAACCTCTTTATCTGTCATTCCTCGTATCTGTTCGGTTAAAGGAACCCCGTGCTTCTCTACATATTGAAACAACACCAGTGTATTACCCTTGAGAGTTGTTGCTAACTTTGATATAAAAAGATTTCTACTCTTGTTTAGCACAAGATAATCACACTCTTCTTGATACGTTTTTATAATACGAGCAATCTTCTTATCTTCTTTAGAGTGATTTAGCACCAAACAATTCACTTTAAGTTTAGCTATTGTTCCAGAGTCCATCAATTTCTTAGTAGTCGTTACATTTTTAGGTACATCGAATAGACCAGATAATGTAAGTCTATTTGTTTCTTTACCGTCAAGTGTACCCGTCAGGCCGAACCGATATGGACAGTCTGTCAGTTTTTCCATGATTGTTGATAGTGACTTTGCTTTTGCTAGATGTGCTTCGTCTACGAACACCGCATTAAACTGAGCAAAGTAGTCACGTTTCATCTTATATACCGACTGCCAAGTTGAAATATATATTGGTTTGTCTGCGTCTTTGTCCTTACCAGAAGTAATCATGTGACAATTCGACTCTGCATCGAAACCGTAAACTTGAAAATCCTTAAACATTTGTGATACCAACTGGATAGTGGGTACAAGTAATAATGTCTTCTTACCAGTTTTCTGCTGTTTAAGTGTACAATAACGTATTAAACAATATATCATTAAAGACTTACCAGATGCCGTAGGTGACACCAATAGAGCTCTAGAGTGCTTGATTGCGTGATAAACTGCATCAAGTTGGTAATCCCTTACTTCCAATGGAACTTTTAGGTGCTTGATAAAGTCATTCACATCATCTTTGGTTATATCTATAGAATTGTCGAATAATGAGAATTTATAACCCCTAGACTCAGCGAAACGTGCAAGCTCGAACCTTAGGCCAAAGTATATTAGGTTTGTTTTTGTGTCAAATAGTCGTATCTTACCATCCCAGAAACCACCTCTATATGATGGCATGAACTTTGCGCCAGGCACCCCAAAGGTAAAATGCTCGGATAATTCCATAGCTATACCCCTATCACACTTAACATGGACATATACATCGTTCTTTTTTGTAATAACCAAATCATTTATATTGTTAGTAATGAACCCCAAATCAACTCCCTTGTTGGAATTTCTCCCATTCTATAATATTTTTTATATGGAAACTCCTTGTAGAAATCTCCTTCAATGCTCTTTCTAAAGTCTTCTCTTGAAGTTCTAGATTAATTTTTTTCTTCTTTAAAGCAATTAGTATCTCGTCTGCATTAAGATATACATCTTTATCGGCACGGAGTATCTTTTCATCCAAAGGTTCGAGGATATAAACTTCTGGTTCGGCCTTACCCAAATAATATCTAAACCTTTCTTTGTATGCTATATCATATTCTATTTGAACCCACCTTAACTTTGCAACTATTTCATTATATTGATTTAAATATTTTGAATAGATGAATGGAGTTTCGGCGGACTCTGTAGGCAATTTGGTAATGTCAATTTTATCAAGGTTAATCATTGAACTCCGTATCCTCAAAATATTGTGAATAGTGATTATTTAATTTAGGGTTGAACCAGTTATCATTTACTTTGTGTTTAACGTGCCCACAATGATTGCACTTATTGAGTGACATTTCTGGTAATTTCGGTACTGGGGTAGGAACTTTAGTGATAGGATCCACACCCACCATAAGGAATTGTGCCGTAACACACTTTATTTGGGCAGAAGTTTTAACATCCTCTTTGACGCCTATCACATCAACTACCATGCTAGTTCTTCCCACCTTTGTGACTTCCCCCCTCACCGATAAAAGACATCCTATCTCAATAGGTTCTAAAAATTGCACATCCATAATTTTAGCAGTAATACAGTATAATCTGGAAAATCGTCTAGATGTGACTGAAGATGTCTGATCTAATATTTTAAGTAACTCCCCACCATGAAATTTATTATCAAAATTTGATTGTTCTGGTGATGGAGAAATAACAACTGTTGTTGATACTGGATTATCCATAGGCTCCTCGTTTATTAGCTATCATACCCTTGTGGTTCTCTAATAACATCCCTTCTTTCTAATAAATCGTCCAATTGATACTTATCAATGGTTTCATATTGCATTAAACATTCAGTCATAGAATGTAATATATCCATATTATCTTCAAGAATTTTCTTTGCCTTCTCATAATTTTTAGTTGTTAATTTGATTACCTCTTCGTCTAATAATTTAGATATTTCGGGTGAAATCACTTGAGCTGGCTGTCCCATTGATCTACCCATAAACGGATCTCCTTGTTCATCTTCATAACAAAGTGCCCCAACCGCATCACACAACCCCCATCGTTTTACCATATTTCTAGCGATAGATGTTGCACGTTCAATGTCATTAGATGCACCTGTCGTCACTTTATCTTTCCCATAAATCAATTCTTCAGCAATTCGACCCCCATATAGTGATTGTAGTTGTGACTCTAATTTTTCTTTAGATGCAGAATAAGAATCTTTCTCTGGTAAGAACATCGTTACACCAAGTGCCCTACCTCTAGGCATAATAGACACTTTATAAACTGGATCGTGTGTTTCAGTCAATCTACCCACAATAGCGTGGCCTGCTTCATGATATGCCGTCATGCGTTTCTCATCCTCACCCATTATCATAGTTTTCTTCTCTACACCCATAATCAACTTATCTTTAGATTTCTCAAGATCCGCCATACAGATATTTCTTCTATCACCTCTTGCTGCAGAAAGAGCAGCCTCATTGATAAGATTTGCTAGTTCTGCACCAGAAAACCCAGTAGTACCTTGAGCGATATATTTTAATTTAATATCATCAGTATACGGCACTCTTCTCAAATGAACTTGAAGTATTTGCTCTCTCCCTTTAATATCAGGGAGTCCTACGTTAATTTCTCTATCGAATCTGCCGGGCCTTAATAGTGCTTTATCTAGGACATCTGCCCTGTTAGTTGCACCCAATACAATAACCCCATCTCGGTCATCGAATCCGTCCATTTCTACTAATAATTGATTTAGTGTTTGTTCTCTTTCGTCATTACCACCACCATGCCCAGCACCACGCTGTCTACCTACTGCATCAATCTCATCGATAAAAATGATACATGGTGCATCCTTTCTTGCTTCAGAAAACATATCTCTAACTCTAGACGCACCGACACCGACAAACATCTCTACGAAATCAGAACCAGATATTGAGAAGAATGGTACTCCTGCTTCACCGGCAATGGCACGAGCTAATAGGGTTTTACCTGTGCCTGGCGGGCCAACCATCAACGCACCTTTTGGAATTTTTGCACCGAGTGTCACATATTTTGGTGGATCCTTTAGAAAATCTACCATTTCAGACACCTCTTCTAATGCTTCCTCTACACCGGCGACATCAGCGAAAGTGACCTTTATCTTACTTTGTTCTAACTTTTTAGCCTTATTCTTCCCTATAAACTTCCCACCTTGACCACCACCTTGCCTTTTCATCCACCATATCCACACACCTATTAGTAGTAATATAGGGAACCATGAAATGAATATACTGAGAAAAAGGGAACTTTCTTCTTGTGGATTTGCAATAATATCCACATCGTTCTCTAATAAATCATCAATTAAATGAGGATCGCCTGGAGAATATGTCAGGAATCTCCTACCATCTTGGAATTGCCCAACAACATTCCTACCTTCTATTACGACTTTTGTTACCACTCCATCATTGACTAAATCGATGAATCTAGCATAAGAAATCTCAGTTCCAACTTTATCTTTCTTACCTACACTTCCTAGAAATGCAATCAAGAAAAACCCGATAATTGTCCAGATTAATAATTTTTTTATCATAATTTTTATAATGTAGATTCAAGTATTGTAATATCCGATGTGTCTAAGTTGAAATCATCAGTTCCATTCGGATCTGCGTTGAAGTAATAACGTGTATATGCTAGTTCAACATCAACTTTGGCATAAGATACACCATCATCGTCTACTCCGAAGTCTATACCCGATATAGACGTGGGGAATGAGTCAACAAAAGTGTATGTTCCTATCAATGTATTAGATGAGTTATATATGAGTATAGCTGAGTCTGAGAGCAAATCATTGGCATTCTCATAACTTGTGTTAGAGATATTTTCCATCCATGCAACGATTTCTCTATAATTTTTTAGCTGTTCATCTACATTAAAAGACAAAGTTAAGTCGGAATACACCAGCTTATCGCCCGGCACTTTAATATCCGCCCATCTATTGCTTTGTGGTGCTGATTCGACAGATATAGACGGCAACGACACATTTGTACAAGAGAACTCAACATCCTTAAATATCTTGTTAACGAACTTGAACGATGCTGTATTTAATAAATTCATAGTTTCTCCTGTTATTATATATTATAACAGTATTTATCATAGTTGTCAAGACAAAAAAAAGGGGCCAAAAGGCCCCTTTTAGGTTAGTTATTGTATCTAAGACTAGATAGCAGTAACTTTAGTACGTCTATAGTAAACGTTATTATTTGCACCAGTTGTAACGAATGGATTATCAACCATACCGTAACGAGTTTTGAATGCAATTTTAGGTTGGA